AAACAATTGCGCGACCCGCGCCCGCGGGCAGCACGAAACCCCAACCCTTTCGGGCTGGGGCTCGTACTTCTTAGGGCTAACTAAGCCTCGTATACGGTATCAACATTGTAGTCGTCAATGCTGATGTTTCCATCACTGGAGTCGATGTACAGGTTCTCGGTGATGAGGTCCTCGCCGTCCTCGCCACACTTGACGGTGACTGTCACCGAGCAAGACATTGAGACTGAGTAAGTAACCTCTCGCTCAAGTTCGATGTCGAGTAGAGAAGCGATGTGGTCAGCATGGTCACCGAGTTCCTCATAGTTTTCAATGAGGTAGTCCTTGACTGAGTCGATGTTCGATGTCTGAGTGTTAGCGATTGAGCGGTAACTATCTAGACGGCGAAGGTCGAAGTTCAAGTCTATGGCAGACTTCTCGATGTACTCACTAGGATTGAGAACAATCATAGCGGTTGAGTCGTAGCGGTCAGCAAGTGTTACTTCTGGTGTTGCTGGTGTATCTGGTGTTGAGTCGTTCATGTTAGCCCCCTTGTTAGGTATTGGTAACGATTACCAATAAGACAAAGGTACAACCACTTGAGTGGTCACCCTAGACCCTGACTGGTCATTTATAAGTGTGATGCTACTCACAGCCGACCCCCCAGGGTTAAGTGTGACCAATCTCACAGACCTGGCCAGACAACAGGGGTAGGTAACACCGCAAATTGAGCACAGTAGCCGAGGGGGTATCAAATTTTTTTGAAGAGGTGCAGAAATTGCAGTCAGTAGCCGAAGTGTTACGATTCGTAAATGGATAGACAAGAAGCATTGGATGCCGCGTTAGCTCAAATTGAACGGAATTTCGGGCCAAGCGATAAGAGTAAAGTCTCTGCGTTAAGACAACACGTTGCCACCTTTGGGCATCCTTACGCTAAGGAATCGGTGAAACTCTGGTTTGGCAGAGGTAGCTTTGATGATTGGTGCATCCATGTAATTAGCGATGGCAAGTACCCTCGCTTTCCAACCGACGAGTGGTATTTCGGCGTTGTGAAGAGCTGGACTGAGTTTCGTAGCCCAGAGGCTATCTATGCTGATTTTGTGCGTATCTACGACGCAACTACTACAGATGCTAAGTACCCAGCTACAAAGCCAGTTGTTGAGATGATTCAAAGCATGTCGTGGAACTACAAAGATGATTTTGAGGCTTGTGTCATTTGGACCATCTTGTACATGGGAATGATTGCTGAGGAGAACAAGGATGGTGCTATCTTGAAGAAACGCATCAAGCGCCTTGGGATGCACCAGGTGCTCATTGACGGGATTGCTCCTAACATCGCTGCTCACTTCTCACGAGGAAAAGATTCAACTGAGTTGGTTATGGAGTGTCACACACGAGGTTTCTAACTATCATTTAGCCATGTTCGTATCGTGGCTCACTGAGCAAGATGACCGCTCCGACAAGGTCGGCGATTGTGCACGTTTGATTCTTTTAGATATGAACAATGGATGTTTAGCAAATGTGAAAAGTATCCGGGGGATACTCCAACATCTACTTGAACGCCATCCTAAGCTTTATCTAGAGGTTCAAGCAACGATGGCTATTGCGGTGAAAGAATACGCTGATTTAAGTGAGAATTACAAAGGTTTATAGGGGAGAATATAAGAATGCCAAGAGCACCTAAGAAACCTACACGTAAGGCTGCTGCTCCTACGCGTAAGCCAACTCGTCAACCTACGCGTCAACCAATTGACCACTCTGATGACCCAGACATGCCAGAGTCTATGGCTCCTCGTCGTGCATCAGCAATTGACGCTGCATTGCAAAGTGGTTCACGCATCGGTCGCATCACTGGTCCAAACGGAGAAGGTTACGACCCATCTCGTGATGTAGAAGAGTACGGCACCACTATTGATTTTGCTACTGCTAAAGGCGCACGTGAAGCTGGTGTTCCTGTTAATCGTTATCCAGGAAAGTGTGCACACTGCTCAAAATCAATTGGCCCAGGTAAAGGTGAAATTATTCCAACAAAGCATGTTCCAGAAGCTAAGCGTCGTTCTGGTTCATCACAACAAGTTATGGTTCAGTGCACAGGTGCATCTTGCTTAACTAAGGGTGGAAAAGTAAGAGGCGGAGCTGTACGAACAACTGATGCTGCACAAGGTACAAAAGTTACAAAAACTAAAATTGGTAAAGCAGGCGGCGGACGTCACCGTGTTGAGCAAACACACGAAGGAAATACAAGTAGCATGGAATGGCATCCACGTTCTGGTGTCTTTGAGTTTGATATTCACCCAGCTCACGTAGGTATTGGCATGGAAGACCGTCTGCATCGTGATGCAACAGGAACTGCCGCCCGCGAAGGTTACACTCAACCACGACCACTGAAGGGCAACTAATGGCTGAGAAGTTTGGGCCTATTGCTAAAGGCATAGTCCGCAGAGAAACCAGCGACCGTCGTGTTGTTGCATTCCCTGGTAAAGAGTGGCGAGAAGAACGCGCAAAGATAGTCAACTCTACCGACCCTATTGATTTCGCTGTTTCATATGACCCTAAGTCACTTCATCAAGAAGTGGACCGTCGTATGGATGCAAAGAAGGCTCCTGCCACATCTGCAGAAGATTCAGGAAGCCGTCTACAAACTTTTCATAACAGCATTGCAAAAGCCTCACGATTCTTAGGTTTGACTGAGTAATGGCTAAACCACCGGTTCGCAAGTATAAAACGCTGGAAGATAACTACCATCCAGATGCTGTTAAATTTATGATTGAAAAGCATGGTGCAGGCATTACCAAAGAACAAGCAGAAGCAGCCGACCAAGAGTGGGCCGCTAATCGTACTAAAGAGTTTGTCCGCGGTCAGGGTCGAGTTAACGAACAGAGTGCTGAAGCCATCATGCAAGAGCCACCATTAAACGCGGGTATCCCTAGTAAGCGTACTCCGCAGTTTGAGTACATAGAGGCTAACGTCGGTAATGAAGGAATGGCTGTTGCTGAATCACAAGCTGAAGGACCAGCAGCAAGAGGACCGCTCAGAAAATGAATCCAGATAAAGGACAGTTTCCAAGTTGTGATTCTTGCGGAAAACCAATTGCAGGAAAAGTAAACGAAGTAAAGACTAGAGGTGCAAGAGGAAGCAATGTCTTCCACAGCACACCTGAAGAATGTGCGGCTGCAAATCCAGCACCAACTGACCGTCGACGTCCAAAAGGAAACCCACTAGCAAATAAAATTACTGGTGTTAAAGACTCCGAACCAGAGGATAAAATCTATGATTAAAGACCCAGCACTAGGACCTACTCGCGCAGAGAATGCTTTAGGCAAAGACGGTGTACGTACAGAATCGGCCCGTTTGAAAGAATTTCGTATGACAAATGTAGGACAGTTTAGTGGGCCACGACCATCGTATGGACAGTATTCTGTTTCACCTAACGCATCTGATGTGCTTAACAAGTCAAAGAGAAACAAAGGAGAACGCTAATGATTCCTCTGATTATTGGTGCGGTTGCACGTATTGCTGGAAGCGCCGCTATTCGTGGAGGCGCAGCTAGTGCTGTAGAAGGTGGAGTGGCACGTTCTGCTGCCTCTGGAGTAACAAAGGCTGCGGTAAACCCTGCAAGTACTGCTACTAGTCGCGGAACCTCGTTTATGCGTGGTCTTAACACCGCATCAAACATTTCAGGAGCTATGCCTCAAACAAATCCAAGGTCAACTCCTACTACGACCTCAAATCCAGGAGCAATGACAAATATTAGTGAGAGCTAATAATGACTCTTTTTTGCGAGACGTTAACTATGAAAACACTTCACTGTAAAAAGTGCACGCACGAGATGGATTACACTGTTTGCGTGGATGACACTTGCAAATGTATCTGTACTATCTCTGGACCTGCATAATGGCTAAAACTATTAAAGTTTCTGGCGAAAAGCACACTATTAAGAAAAACAAAAAGGGCGAAGTTATCGTCGACCACGCAGGTAATAAAGGCAAGTACGATAAGATTAACCTGACAAAAAAAGCAGGGTCTAAGACAATTAAGCAAGGTGTAAAAGCTACTAAGGATTGGCATAAGAAAAATGGCTAAGTCAGAAGCATGGCAACGCAAAGAAGGTAAGAACGCTAAGGGTGGCCTTAATGAAAAGGGCCGCAAGTCTTATGAGCGTGCTAACCCTGGTTCAGACCTAAAGCCACCTGTAAAGAAGGAACAAGCAGCAAAGTCTGAAAAATCTGCTGCTCGTCGTAAATCTTATTGTGCACGTTCTGCCGGTCAAGCAAAGAAGTTTCCAAAGGCAGCTAAAGACCCAGACAGCCGCCTAAACAAGGCAAGAAGGGCGTGGGACTGTTAATGGCTGAGACCAAGAAGTTTGGCCCTTACAAAGGCTCTGACGCTAATGGTGGACGCCCTATTTACGTTTACAAGACCAAGGGTAAAGACGGTAAGTGGCACACTACTTCTAAGAATAAGGCCCGCGCCGATTACGAGTCTAAGAACGGCAAGATTAAGTCTAAGGACACAACCGTAGACCACAAGGACAACAACCATAACAATGACTCAAAGGGAAACCTTCGTGCTATCTCTCGTAGTAAGAACACTGCTAAAGAGAACAAGCGTCGCGCAGGAAAGAAAGAAAACGAGAAGTGATTTCTTCGTCTGACCAGTTTGATGAGTACAGACTTCCTGGAGATGAAAAGCCAAAAGAACCTAAGTGGGAACGCGAGCATCCTGACGAGACTGTTCATTTAAGGCGCCGTAACCAGCAAGCAACAAGTGCGCCCTACGACCCATACCACGACCCAGGCCCTTATCAATACGGTAAGCGACCAAAGGGTTGGAAGAAATAATTTTTATCTTTTTGATGTTATAATTGGATAGAGCCGCCGATTGGGGCTCAACTAACTTATATCGTCTAAGGAGATATATTATGGCATCAGGCCACCCACATTCAATGAAATGGGAAGAGTCTTTCCCAAAGCAACCTCAAATAGCAACAATCAAAACAGTTATCCCATCTTTGGAACAAATTTTTGCTGACCAATTTTTCTTGGGATTTCACGACCAAATTACACGTTGGAAGCATCTAACTGATGTAAAGAAAACAACGTCTTTCCCTCCTTATAATATTATTAAGGTTGATGATGACAACTACAGTGTTGAGCTAGCTGTAGCTGGATATTCAAAGGACGACATTGACATCACTGTTGACAACGACTTGTTAATTGTAAAGAGCAATAAAGTTGAAAAGGGCAAAGAAGAGTTTGTCCATCAAGGTATCGCTGAACGCACCTGGGAACAGCAGTTTGTTCTTGGCGAGTACATGAAAATTGCAAAAGCATCGTTAAAGGATGGTTTGCTTGTAATTACAGTTGAGCGTGAACTTCCTGAGGAGTTAAAACCTAAGAAAATCGCAATCCTGTAGTAAGCTTATGAACCTGAGCATGTTCTAAAACTGCTCACCAAACAAAGGAGCGGCAATGACAGAGACACAAGAAGTAACTGCGCGAGAACCACTTACTTTGAATGACCGTTGCGATTCCTGTAGTGCCGCCGCAAAAGTAGTCTTTACACTTCTTAATGGTGAGCTAATGTTTTGTGGACACCACGCAAAAGATAAACAAACAGCTTTAACATCAAAGTCACTATCTGTTTGGGACCCTGAATCTACTTTAATTTAGTACACTTTATGTAATAATGAAACGCTTGCGCTTATTCGCAGCACTATCTGTTTTAACATCCGCAGCCTTCTTTCCTTTATTATTCCCAAACCCAGCTTACGCAGAGATGACCCCTGCAGGAACAACAATTACCTGCGCCAAAGATGATGGCACTCAAAAAGTTTCTAATGTTGGTTGGGATAATTCACAAGCCTTTTTTAATGGTAAAGGTGATATTGCTGCGCTTTTCTGCACAGGCGGATTTTCTAACGGGTTTCCAATTTTTGTTTCAACAACTGTTCCTGATGGGCCTCTTCGCTATTACAACGGAGTAGTGCCAACACCAATTGAACCAAGCCCAACACCTACAACTTCTGATACATCTACTGCAACAACTCCGACTCCAAGCCCTTCGCCATCAGATACGCCAACAGCAACAGTAGAGCCAACCCCAACACAAACTTCAACCCCTGAACCCACACCTAGCCCATCACCTACTCCCGAACCATCAGTTTCGCCCGAGCCGAGTCCAACGCCATCTCCAACTCCGACACCCGTAGCTCCAGAGCCTTCACCTTCTCCAACGCCTTCTGCAACTCCTGAACCTTCCCCAGAGCCTTCTGTGCAGCCGAGTCCAACGCCTCAGCCGTCTCCTGAGCCATCCCCAAATCCTGAGCCATCGCCTACTCCTGTTCCTGTCGAACCAACACCCATACCAACAATCCCACCAGCAGTGGAACCAGAACCAATACCAACTCCAACACCTACAACTCCACCAGTGGACCCGGCCCCCACAAATCCAACTCCGTCACCTGAGCCAACACCCGAACCTCAGCCAGAGCCTTCACCACAGCCTGAGCCTTCACCACAGCCAATCCCAGAGCCTGAACCTGTTCCCGAGCCTGTTCCTGAACCAAGTCCTGAGCCTTCTCCAGAGCCCGGACCTGAGCCCGAGCCTGTTCCAGAACCAACTCCAGAGCCTTCGCCTGAGCCTGGTCCAGAGCCATCTACCGACCCTGCCATTGATACAGAAACGCCATCAGAACCCATAGAAGTCCCACCAGTAGTGGTAGAGCCCGAAGAGCCGCCCGTAGTAGACGAGGAGACTCCTTCGGAAGTCGAACCACCCGTGGAAGAAGGAGAACAACCAGTGTTACCAGAGCCAGAGCCAGAAAATCCGTCAGAAGAATCATCCTCAAATAGTACACCATCTGTAGAGGATGCTGTCGAGGACGCGCTTGCTGATGGAAAATTAACTACCGCTGAAAAAGAGGTTATTGCTGACGCGCTTATTGAATCACTAGCCCCTGGAGAAGCTCTTACAAAAGAGCAGATTCAAGATGCTGGTATTGAGTATAAGGACCTTCCAGCCGAGACTCCTGTTGAGGTTAGGCAGGATGAGGACGGTAACGAAGTTATAATTACAGCAGATGTAGCTGCGGCTCTAGTTTTACTAGAGAACCCATCAGAATTAATTGGCGCAATATTTAGCGACCCAGGTGAGGCACTGCAAGCATTTGCAAGTATTGGTGCGGACATGTCCACCGAAGAGCGCGAAGAATCAACAAAAGCTGTTGTTGCAACAGTTATTGCGGCAGGTGCTGCGATAAATGCTGTTGGTGCTGCTGCAGGTGCTGCAAGCGGTTCAACGGGAGGAAGTACTGGGGGCGGAGGCGCCTCTGGACAATCAGGATATAGGAGAAAACCGTGAGAGTACTAAGAGATATGGTTGACCAACTATGGACGCTACTAGGAATGTTTATCGCCTGGGTTGTACTAGACGGTTCAGCTAAGACAGTTGTGGGGTACGCAATTATGGGAACATTATTTGCGTGGGCAGTCACCTACCCACTCCGTAACCCAAAGGACGAAGAATGAGAAAAGTTAAGGTAAGTTTGGCAGCAGTATCTGCTGTGCTACTGGCAATGTCCCTTACGGCATGCAGTAACCCAGAAGGTTTGAATAGATACCGTTATCCATGCCAAGACCCTGTAAACTGGGAAAAAGCAGAATGTAATCCACCTGTTTGTGAAGCAAGCGGGCTATGCACGAAAGACCTACTAGGTAAAACAACCGACGGAACTACCGTAGAAAGTGGCACACCAAATGAGTAAAGAAAAATTAACACCGGCAGATTTAGATGCACGCTTAAAGTTCATCCTAGGTATTACCTTAGGAAGCATTTTGTTCCTAACAGCAATTGGAATTATTTATGGCTTGTTGTTCGTAACACAACCTATCGGAGCACAGTCAGAAAATGACAAGATGTTCTTCAACGTTTTGGGAAGTATTGCTACATTTATTACAGGAACTCTTGCGGGCATCCTTATTGGAAACTCTGGAGCTAAAGACATTATGGCAGCTCAGCTTCAAAACAAAGAGATGGATGCTAAGAACACCCAAGCTGACAAGAAGCTTGAAGCAGAAATTGATGCAACCGCTGCTCGTTTAGCAGCAAAGCCAGACGGCGCAATGCCAGAGGCGCAACCAGTTGATACAGATTGGGATAAAGAATAATGGCAGACCAAGGAACAGCAGCTCGTCTTATTGAAGTTGCAACAGCAGAACTAGGAACCATTGAAGGTCCTAAGGACAATGAAACAAAGTACGGCGCTTACACAAAGGCTAACTTCCAACCATGGTGCGGAAGTTTCGTCAACTGGTGCGGTAATGAGGCTGGGGTAAAAATCCCTAATACCGTTTACACACCTGGTGGTGCACAAGCGTTTAAGAAGGCTGGTGCTTGGATTGATGGAGACATCGCAGACCCAGAACCAGGCGATATTGCGTATTTTGATTTCCCATCAGATGGCGTCGATAGAATTTCTCACGTAGGAATTGTTATCAAAGATAACGAAGATGGAACTGTCTGGTGTATCGAAGGAAACACTAGCCCAGATAAAAAGGGAAGCCAGAGAAATGGCGGACAAGTTTCCAAGAAGCTTCGTGCGTTTAAGAAGAACAAGGCTGGCGAGCAAATTTCAATCGTCGGCTTTGGTCGCCCAAAGTTTAAAGCAGCGGGGGCAGCTAAACCTGCTACAGCAGCAGCTAAGTGCCCAACCTGCGGTAAGTAGTGGACGATGCTGAACGCATAAAGCGCTATACCTGCGCTTTATGCGATAAGCGTTACGTTGTTCCTGATTTAGCACGTATGTGCGAAGAAAAGCATCTAGAATCAGACTATGGCGTACGCTGACGGACAATGCGACAAAGAACCAGTGTTTAGCTGGGAAGATTTTGTTGACCCGATTAGCGGAGATTTTCGTCCTAGTTTAGCCAGACTTTCCTAAGTAGAACAGGAACAATATTAATATGCCATCAATGCCGGAGGGAAGCATGAACCTTAATTCAGGTGTAGGCGATAACGCTGCTGGAAGATACTTTGGCGGTATGGGCAGACGCGGTAGCGGCATGAGTAGCCGTCAAATGCGTCAATACATGCAAATGCGTCGTGATGAAATGTCTCACGGTGCTTTTCTTTCAAATCAAAATTCAGCTTTAGAGCACGGACGTAATCAGTCTGCTGAAGTAGATAAATTTAACCGTGAGTCAAGTCGTATTGACGCTAATGTGCAACAGCAAGACTGGACTGCTGAGCGTTCAATTGACCAAGGAACTAGATACGGTAAGGCTAACCCACACGCAACTAGCGCTGACCTAATAGGCAAAAAATTTGGGTGGAACCCAGCGTTTGCTCCAGAGAGTAAGCCTACTGATACGGGTACTCCTCCTCCTCCTCCACCACCTGAAAACACTGGCACTCCACCAGTTAAAAAGGGCAAAGCAACAAAGAACGACGTCGAAACTGCAATTAGAAAAGGGTTTATAACTGCAGAAGAAGCTAACGAGCCAGGTGAAGACGGTAAGTTGATGAACGCTGCTTATACAAGGTCTTACGCAAGAGCTGCTTCGTCATCTCCAGATAAAACAGCTAGAGGTCGACAATTCCAAGGCCCAGTTAAGGGCGGAACTCCAGCGGGTTCACCTGCACCTAATTATGATGCCGCGCCTAAGCCAGTCTACTGACAAAGAAAAACCTTTACTAGACAAGCCTAGCGACCGAGATTTTCGGGACGCGCTTACCAGAGCTGATGGCGCTATTAAAGGTAAAGACACAGAGGCCCTTCAATGGAATCGGTGGTCGCCTTGAGAAAAAAAACATTTGAAAATGATGCAAAGTTTAAACCTGCCACAATTAGAGACAGTAGATTTGGCATACGCAAAATATATTTAACTAAAAACGAAACACCTAGTATTGGAACCTACAGTCGTCCTGGTAAAGGCCCTAATGGAGAGTCTTCGAATTAAGCCTGACAACCTCTGTATTTCCATTAGACAATAGCCTTTGCGCCTCTGATATCAGGCGTTAATACCACTCTAGAGAAAAAAAGGTAAATAATGTCAAGTTACAATTCACCACTACCGGTGGGTTCAGACCAAGCAACGGGCGCTTACGCCATTGCTGTTGGTAACAACGTCGGAGTAGACACTAACAATGGTAACCGTACTGATTCTGCAGGCAACGTAGCTCCTGATTTTGTATGGGGCAACTTTCCAATGCAGCCAAACGATGAGCGTGCTGCAGCAGTAACTCCTGCAAACTTCTCAGCTAACTCCTCAGGAGACTACGCTTGGGGAGCAACCACACGTGTTGCAGCAGACCGCTTAGACCCAGCACTTTCAAACCACGCAGTGGCAGAAGCAGAGTGGGCTAATTACCCATCGTTCTACCCAGCTGCTGGCAAGTACATGGTTACAGCTGCTACAGGTAACGGTACAACTGTTACATACACAGCGCAGAACAATCTTCAGGCTGGAGATGTCGTAAACATCACAGGCCTAACAGCTTCAGCGTATAACCTAAGCTCAGCAACAGTTGCTTCAGCAAATGCGCTTTCATTTACAGTAACAAACTCAGCAAACGCTGGGGAAATTACAGGTCAGTGGTACGGCAAGGTTGAATCAACAACTGCTGCTTCAGCAGCTGATGGCGCTGGAATTGCTTACATCGTAGTACCTTCAGTACTTGGTAAGACAACAGCTCTTGCGCTTGACGCTCTTAAGGATGCTGGTTACGAGACAGCTAACATCACTACAGCTACAGCAGCAACTAACGCAGCTATTTCAGTAACTGCAGCAGCTCGCACAGCTGGTTCAACAACTGCAACTCTTACAGCAACCGGAGCAGGCGCTGCCTTCCCAGTGGGTACAAAGATTACAGTTGCATCACTAACCGGTGATGGAGCGGCTCTTAACGGAACATACACAGTTACAGCTAATGCAACTAACACAGTTTCATTCGTATCTTCTGCTTCAACCGTACTTGCCCTCACAGGCTTGTCTGCTGGAACAGTCGTGGGCGTTGCTGGAACAATCAAGTCTCAGTCAACAGCTGCAAACGCTTCATCAATCTCAACAACAGCAACAATTACAATCACACCTTGGGCAACAGCTTCATAAGCACCCAAGCAAAAAGCCCCCAGCCATTGGCTGGGGGCTTTTTAGTTTAAATGGTTAGTGTAGTCCAGCAAACTCCTTTAGGTACTGCTGGTATCTTTCTCCGTTGTTCTGGCCTGGAACGATTTTCCAAGAGGACCAGTCTTCGCCTCCTCCAGTCATAAAGAACGCAATTTTTGCGTTAACAACTGGGTCGAAGAGTTGAGTGTTTGATTTGAGGTTAAACTTATCTCGACGAGCCACTCCAAGGTCAGCAATCATGTTGATTTGGAATATGCCGTAAGAATTGTCACCTGTATTTTGGTTTCCATTGTGGGCTAAGGGGCGGCCGTTAGACTCTTTTTTAGCTACTGCATAGGCGACCTTGAGAGCTTTTCCCTCAAAACCAACCGCGCTAAGCAGTCCTACTAAATCAGTGTCCGACAACTTTGTTACTCCTTTGTACTTCTCTAGCGGGTCCACAGGAACTTGCTGAACTACCGGCTGGACTGGCTCCTCAGCGTTTGCTTTAGCAATCGCGTAGGGAAACCCTCCAATCAGCAATCCGTAAATTGCAAGTACCGCTATCTTGTCTAGCTTATCTTTTCTGATATTAAGCATTTCTGCTCCTCTCAGTAGGCAAAGGCCACCTTGTGAGTGGCCCTGTCATGTTCTAGGAAACACCAGAGTTACATGCTGTGTCAAGTTGAACCAATAATTTTTATTCATAAATACATTTAAATGCAAGTTTAAGCACAAATATTTAATAATATTTTAATTAAAAGCGGTATTATTATTGTTACCGTTCTATGATATACGTCACACCTATTGAACGGATACACCTTGAGCGTACAAGACTGGGCGGCTTTATCTTCTACTGTATTAGGCGTAGGCGCCGCGGTAATTGTAGGTATCCGTTGGACAATTAAACACTACCTGTCAGAGCTTAAGCCTAATGGGGGCTCATCGCTAAAAGATGCGATTAATCGAATTGCTACGGACATGACAGAGGTTCGTGTATCATTAGCAAGACTTGAGGGTCGTTTCGACCAGCACGTAGAAGAAGGAGAAAAATGAATAAAGCAATGATTGAATCCTACGCACGTAACTTGCTTGGTCAGGTTATTGGCGCAGTAATGATTGTCATGCAAACAAGCGGAGCAGCAACACCTTTGGATTTCGGTTCAGGTGAGTGGCTACTAGTAGCTAACGCTCTGTGGGCATCTTTGGTCCCAACAGCCCTTCGCTATATCAATAAGAAGGACCCAGCGTTTGGCCGAGTAGCAGCAATTGGCCTTGCGGAAATTACTAAGAAACTTGCAGTAGAAGCCTCTGTGGCTAAAAAGGCTCCAAAAAAGAAATAAATACCTACAACTAAGGGAGCAGCTATGTGCTGCTCCCTTTTTTGTTGTACACTTAAAGAAGGAGGAATTACTATGAAATGCGTTAACTGCGACAACCATGCAATCTATACAGTAGCCGATGCTGGGGTAAACCCTGTCGACTATTGCACCCAGTGCCTACCAAAGCACCTTCGTGAACGTGCGACTGCTGGTCACTTTCCATTAGCTTTTGTTTCAGCAGAAGAGACAACACCTAAGAAGTCTTCTAAGAAAAAAACTGAAGACCCAGTTGTAGAAGAAGTTACTGAAGAACCAACAGAATGAAAGTAACCCGCGTGAAAGCGGCCCAGGCTCACCCAATACCTTCTAGGGTTACAAGCCCTTCTGGACCGTTTCCACAAGAGTTATTTAGAGAGTCTAAAATTAATACTGAGTATGAGTCAGAGATACCTGAAGACGGAAGTAACTTTCCTATTGGGTCAACGGCTCAAAATAACTTCAAGGGCGCCCGCGTTCTAACATGCTCAGAGTGTAACGAGCGAGTTCTAGAGCATAAGACAGGCGACCATACCTGTAAGGAAGATTAATGACCCCAAGAAAAAGAGCCCAAGTACCTAGTATTGACGTGCTACTTGGCGGATATCAAATAGGTCAACCTTCTGGAGCCTCTAACCTTCCAACCCTTGATGAGTATCTATTTAACCCGTCATCAAAAGTAAAAAAAGCAGAAATAACTTCAAAGTATCAAGTTATATCTGCGTATAACTTAAGGGCAACAACAACCTCGAACCCTAAAAAACCAAGAACACTAAAAGCTGGATACGACGCAAATACTCAAACTTTAACTGTAGTTTTTAGGGATGGCACTTGGTGGAACTACTACGATGTTCCACAGTACCTGTGGGATGGTTTTGTTCTTTCAGAGTCAAAGGGTCAATACTTAGAAAGTTCTGGCCTCAATAGATGGCCTAAAATGGGATTAGCTGACCCAGCTGGAATGCCAAGAGACCAGAGAGTTCAGCTTAACGACATTAAAACATTTGCTAGTTATATGTACGGAGATGGCGGAGGCTTCGCAGCAAACTGATATGAAATCAATTGGACCACTATACGTAGACGTACTTCAGTACTACCACCGTAATTTGTTACCTGTGGTAGAAAAAGGCTGGACTCAAGAGACAGAGCACCCTTTTAGACAAAGCAAAATATGCCTAGTATTTCGTTTTCCCTTTACTAAGCCTGGGTTTGTGTTGGGGCTATGGAAGCGTTCTGAAGGCTTTGTTTTTGATGAAGATGCCGATGATATGATTGCTAAGGCGTTAGGCCTCAGAGATATGGAACTTAATACGGAAGAAATTGGTGACTGGCGTGTTTAAAAAGAAAAGTCCTTGGGATAAGCCTTTCTCAGAAAAAGTTTTAAAACGCGTAAGAAGAATCCACACAACAGAACTTGAAATGTGGATTGAACAGGCTACGTACGAAATAGGTCGCTGTATGAGCGTTTACTCTAGGACCCGTGATGTCGCAGTTCTAGAAGAGGCTTTAACCGGGGCAGAGGCCCTTCATGCTGTTGTGCACGAGTTGCACACCAGAACTACCGCAAAACTCGGATAAAACGACATGTCGACATTTGCGCTACAATTATCTTGCCTCTCTTCCTTCTCTCCCGTGTGTGGCAGCGTGAACCCTGGTATACCTACCAGGGTTTCATGTTTTTTACTAGACTAAGGAACATATGAGCGAGTTAGAATTTTTAGAAGAAGACGAAGAACTCTTAGACGATGAAGAAGAACTCATTGAAGAAGAGGAAGAAGAGCTAGACGAGCTCTCTAAAGAATTTGTTCGTAAAATTGTAGACAAAACAATTCAGTTTATGAACGCGCTAGTTGGGCACGAGTTACACGCGTATCAACTACCCCTTGCTCGTCGCATCATTGAGTCTGTGGTCATTAACGACGGCGAAGAAATCACTGCACTTGCTGCACGCCAGTCTGGTAAGTCAGAAACAATTGCTAATACAGTAGCTACGTTAATGGTGTTGTTGCCTAGACTTGCAAAAATGTACCCAGATTTACTTGGTCAGTTTAAAGACGGCATCTGGATTGGAATGTTTGCTCCAGTAGAGGGGCAGGTTGAAACGCTCTTTGGTCGCACAGTAAATCGTCTAACTTCTGAGCGTGCATTAGAAATTTTAGGTGACCCAGAGATTGATGACTCTCTCGGTAAAGTGCCAGGAGTAACACGACAAATTAAACTTAAAAACTCAGGCAGTAGCCTAATGATGATGACAGCTAACCCTCGCGCAAAGATTGAATCTAAGTCGTTTCATCTTATTGTTATTGACGAGTGTCAAGAGGCAGATGACTTCGTAGTATCTAAATCAATTTCTCCGATGCTTGCGTACTACTCAGGGACTATGGTTAAGACCGGCACTCCGACTACCCACAAGAATAACTTTTATCGCTCTATTCAATTAAACAAGCGTAGACAAACAGGTAGAGCATCTAGGCAGAACCACTTTCAATGGGATTATAAAGACGTATCAAAAGTAAACCTTAATTACGGCAAGTTCATCAAAAAAGAAATGCTTCGTGTTGGCGAGGACTCTGATGAGTTCCAAATGTCGTACAACTGTAAGTGGCTACTAGAACGCGGGATGTTCGTTACGTCCACAATTATGGATGAGCTTGGAGATACATCTCAAGAGGTTGTCAAGGCTTGGCACCGTACTCCAGTTGTAGTTGGAATTGACCCTGCACGTAAAATGGACTCAACTGTCGTCACTGTAGTTTGGGTTGACTGGGATAGACCAGATGAGTTTGGCTATTACGACCACCGAGTACTTAATTGGTTAGAAATTCAAGGCGACGATTGGGAAGACCAATATTTTCAAATTGTAAACTTTCTTGGCTCTTACGATGTTTTAGCGGTAGGTGTAGATGCTAACGGAGTTGGTGATGCAGTAGCCCAGCGCCTTAAACTTCTACTTCCAGGGGCAGAAGTTCACTCAATTGGCAGTAGCCAACAAGAGCAGTCAAAGCGCTGGAAGCACCTTAAGGCTTTGATTGACCGACGGATGGTTGGTTGGCCTGCACACGCTAAGACCAGACGCCTTAGAACTTGGAAGCGTTTTTACCAACAAATGACCGACCTTGAGACAAAGTTTCAAGGCCCAAATTTCTTAGCCCACGCCCCCGCTGAAGCTCACGCCCACGACGACTACGCGGATAGCTTGGCCATCGCTGTCTGTTTAACTATGGATTTAACTATGCCTTCGGTAGAAGTATCTTCTTCACCTTTTTATAGATAATTATTACTTTAGGCAGTATTTACCTTAAAT